CAAAAAATAATAGACCTCGCCAAGAGGAAGGTTGATGAGTGTTATGATAGTCTGTTTTTTAATCCTTTTACCGTACAAGAAGTAAAGAGATATGCAAAACAAAAACTGGACGAGATGTAATCTCGGTCCCATGGAGGAAATGTGAAACTATTCTGCCGACATAACTACAAGACCAAAGAAGGCACGGGAGTCTACAGAAAAGGCAACAGAGAAGAGATAGCTATGAGGGCCAGACAGAGGATCTGCAAGAAATGTAAGAAAGAAGTAAATGAATTGCTTGACAAATAATATGCAATAGTGTATAATGTGTTCAATGGATGATATAAAGTTAATCGTACAGAGAAAAAGAGTAACAACTACCGCAGACGGCGGCTCGGATATTACGTTCGAGACCGATGAAACCCACGCAGTGCAATCCGCTAAAATATTTTTAATACCGAAAGATAAAAACTTGGAGCTGACTGTCAAGGTGCTTGAATAAGTACATATAAAAGAAATGTTAAGGAACGGAATAGGAACATGCCATTTCAAAATGGGAATCAGCACGGAAAACATAACAATCATAGAAGCTATGGGCATTTAACCAAAGAACAAGCAGATGCTTTAAAGGGTTTAGTACCGAGAGCTATTGATGTTTGGCGCAAGATTCTGGAAATGGAAGTCAAGCCAAAAGGAATGAGTGTCCAGGCAGATACGGCTGGCAAAGTCTTAGCAAAGTTTGTTGCAGATCAATACGAGGGAACGGTGAAACATGACGCAGGGGATGGAGTCGCGGAGTTATTTAGAGATGTTGCCGACAGGATCACTGGAAAAAATGGGGGACGAAACGGCAGCGGTTCGGGAAGCAGTCAGGGGGCGGCCTGAATACTTTACCGCGCATTATCTCAAAGATGAATTGCCTCTGCGGATTCCACCGTTTCATCTGGACATATACGATCACTTAGCAGATTGGTCTTTGAAACGTCTCACATTTATAGCGCCTACTGGTTTCGGCAAATCAAGTGTTGTGATTTTTGCTTACCCGCTCTACCTGATTTGTTTTAAGATATGTGATTATATTCTGTTAATTTCAAATACTGCGTCTTTCGCGGTAGAAAAGCTTAGGGATATTAAAGCTGCCATAGACGGCAATGACCGGATACGCGAGGACTTTGGGATTGATAGAGGGCAAATCTGGCAGGATGATGACATAACCGCTTCAAACGGCGTCAGAATCAAAGCGGTAGGATCTGGTTCGCAGGTAACTGGTAGGCGCCCTGATATTATAATAACTGACGATATTCAAACAGAGATTCAGGCGAAGTCAGAGGTTGAGCGAGCAAGCTTAGAGTTTTGGTGGGATGCCACGGTGATGAACAGACCGTCGCCGCAGGGAAGGGTGATAAATGTTGGAAGCATATCAAGCCCTTTGGCATTTTTGGAACGGTTTAAGAAAGAGCCTCATAATAAGATTTGGTTGGTAAAGGAATATGGAACAAAGGAATGCAGGAGTATCTGGCAGGAGAAATGGACAGATGAACACCTTAGAACGAAGAAGCTTGAACTCGCAGCCCAGCCAGGAATATACGAAGCACTTTATGAAAGCGATGTCAGCCAGATTCAAAAGTACGCGTTTAGGAAAGAGTGGCTCAGGTTCTACACAGACTTACCGAAAGGGCTGGCTATATTCACTGTTGTGGATCCTGCCATTGGTGAGCGTCTTACTAACGATTTTACTGCTATCGTTACAGGGGGAATAGATGAGCAAGGTAATATCTTTCTTATCGACATTATTAAAAAGAGGTTCAACGTCGAAAGTCTCGAACTCTTCGGTGCTCTCTTCACCGTCTACGACGTCTACAAACCTATTAAAATCGGATTTGAAACAATCGGATTCCAAAAGTTTATCCAGCTCCTGTTCAAGCAAGAGTGCAACAAAAGGAAAAAGTATCCGAGTACCGTTGAGATTAAACATGACACGAAAGTCACGAAGGCAATGCGGATTACATCACTTGCCCCGATCGCTCAGGGGGGTCAGTTATTCATCCGAGCTGATATGTACGATCTTATCTCCGAATGGGAAGCATACCCGGAAGTCGAGCATGATGACGTCTTAGATGCGGTGAGTATGTTCAAGGACCTGGCGATGCAGAAGGGAACAGGATCAAATACGGGAGTCAGGCCGCAGCCGCAGCCGGGGATAGGCAACAAAGGATCGCGACCGAATGAGTATATCGGGCAGAGACCTAACGAGATATGGTAAGTTGAAGTAGCAAAAATAGAAATTGGGAAGAGAGAGGGTAGGTATGAATTGATAAACGACCAGCAACTAATGATGTACCTGCGGAAGAAACTTGATAATTACCGCAGTTATCGCAGTGAGAACTCTGAATCAGAACAGATTGAAGCATTAAGACTTTATTCCAACTACCGTGAGAACCAGACAAACCTATGGCAGACGAACATCTTTTTGCCGTATGTGTTTGCGATGATTGAGACAGTCCTTCCAAGACTTGCCGGCTACATCTGGCAGGGTGATAAGCTTGTTGAGGCACATCCCAGATACCGCGAAGATGCTGTTCACGCCGACGTTGTAGATAACCTACTGCAGTACCAGATTGATACCCGCATTGAGAACCTATTTTTAGAGATGATCGAGTTAATGAAATGTTTCTTGATCTATGGGAACGGTATTGGAAAACTCTGGTGGGACGTACAGAAAGATACCGCGCAGTTCAGGAACCTGGACATCCTTGATTTTTATCCTCAGCCTCACAAGAAGTACATTGACCAGATGGATGGAGTCTTTGAAGTCTTTGATCAGCCGGTAGATGAGCTGTACCAGATGCAGCAGCAGGGGTTCCAGTATCAGAACATTGAGAAGCTTATTCATACCAGCAAGCAGGCAAAGGGTGAAGAGGCTCATATCAAGAAGTCAGGCGAGACAGGTAAGATAGAGAACTACGAACCTTCAAGACCGACAGCTTTGATCTATCAGTATTGGGGCAAGATACCTGTTCAAGAGTCAATGGAAATTGGGAACGGATACTCCACATCAACCTTCAAAGAAGCTCATATCGAGATCGGTAACAGAGAATTCATAATTAAAAATAGAAAGAATCAGCAGGGTGTACCGGAGAATCCGTATTTTTCTCCCGGCGATCCCGATGGATTCAGGCCTTACATTGACGCGAAGAACTACCTGATGCCGGGTGAGTTCTGGGCTAAAGGCGACGTCACGCCGGTTAAAGATTTACAGTACGAAGCGAATGAACACGAGAACAGTATGATGGATAACGTCAAGCTGTTGATGAACAGGATGTGGATGGTTGACCCGAATGCTGGAGTCAATTACAGTCATCTAGTCTCTTATCCCGGGAACATCGTTGTTGGTGAGATTGATAAGTTCAAGCCTATTGACCATAAAGATATGCCGCAATCAGTTTTCAGTCAGCAGGATAGATTCCCGCAGCAGATTGATCGAGCATCGGGAGTGTTCGATTATTCCAAGGGAGGGAACGCACCTGGTATGACTGATACGGTCGGAGGGATCAGCGCGCTTATTGAAGAGGCGAATATGCGCTTTTCATTCAAGATCGAAATGGTTCAGATGACAGCTATTAAGCAATTTGCTGAGAAGCTGTTCAAGCTCGATAAGATCTTCATGAAAGGCGCAGAGATCCCTGTAAGACTCCAGGGTGGTAAAGGCATGGAATGGATGACGATAAACCCTGACAACATATCAGGACTTTACGACATCAAGCCGATACCTGTGTCAATGCTAGGCAATAAGCTTGCGCAGCAGAACGGGTTGATTAAGCTGCTTGAGGTCGTGAGTAAAGCTGCGCCGATACCCGGACTGGTTGGCAGTATCTTAGAGAAGTTTGAAGTACCGAATAAAGATGAGGTCTTATTTGAACTGCATAGGATGTGGGGAATTCCGCCCCCAGGCGCTCCGCCTCCAGGTGCAGTTCCTCCTCAGGGTCCAGCGGGAGGCGGGGGGCCGGCTTTCTCTTCCCAGGTTCCTCCGCCTACTGCATTACCTCAGGCGGTGGCGAGATGATACCCTGGCAATGGATAGTAGCTTTCGGGCTGGGTGTAGTAGCAGGAGTTTTGTTATCAGCGGTGTTTCATAAACTATGGGATTACTTCTTTGAGGATATATGAACAGTGAAGATACGTTAAGAATAAACCGGTTCAAGACGCCTCAACAGAGGTATCAGGAAGAGCTGAAGGATAAGCAGGATCGGGAAGACACAAAGACATTAACTGAAGGCGATGTGATGATAGCATTCATGGCACACCCGGGATGGATATTATTAAAGAGAGAATTGGAGGCAATAACGAATGAGCTGTTAAGAAAACTGGTAGATTGCCACGGCACGATAAGGGAGCGCGAGGCGCTTCAGATTAACATTAAGATGTTGCAGAAGTTCGCAGCAAGCCCCAACAAGTACGTGGATGATCTTAAAAGACTTCACGCACGTAAAATAAAACGATAGGAGACACGAGATGGCATTAGAACCCATAACCCATACAGACCCATCCCCTGTTCCTGACGCTAGTGTTCCGCAAGGTGAAAGTGTTGCTCCTGCAGGCATGGGTAACTTAGATGGTAAATCACCGGAAGAGCTGGCGCAGTTACTGGGACAAATGGCTCAGGGCGGGCAGCAAGGAGTACAGCCCACACCTGACCCCGCGGATCAACAGCCGCAGGAGAATCAGCCACAGACACCACAGCCCGCTCAACCAGCAGCAGCGGCATTACAGATACCTGATAAGTTCAAGAACCAGGACGGATCTTTAAATGCTGAGGCGTTGATTAAGAGCCAGGCAGACGGTCAATCTTATGCGTCACAGGTAAAGAACGAAATGGAACAGATGCGCGCGGAGAACACCCAGCTGATGCAGATGGCTGAGGATTTCCAGAACGAGCTACGAACCTCTAAGCAGGCGGCAGCACAGGCCAAAGGGCCAGAGATGTCTGATGCTGAGATTGAGGACTATAACGCCAATCCAAAAGCTTATATGGCTCAAGAGATGAAGAAAGAATTGGCGAAGATGAACAACAAGATCGAGAACAACCAGACAGAGAATCACCGTGACAGGATGCTTGATTTTAAAGTAACAACTGCCCGGTCGAAGATCGAGAACGAGGAAGGGTTTAAAGATATTGCGGAGGATTATAACAAGATCTTAAGTACAAACATGATCGACTACGATCCCCGTGGCCCGGAACTTGCGCGTAATGCTGCTATGGGCATGAGAATGCCCCAGATAGTAGCTGATGCAAAGAACCAGGCATTTACTGAAGGGTACGAGAAAGCAAAGAGTGAACTGAGTAGGCAAGTCTCTGGCGGTGGTGGAAGTACATTACCCGCCGGTGGAGCCAACATGGACGATGAGACCTTGAACCAGATGTCTCCTGAAGAGATGATCCGGTCAGGTCTATTGAATGTTCATCCAAGTAAATAAAGGTCGAGAAGAAGAAATAGAATCTACAAAAAAAGTGAGGTGATATAAGAATGGCAACAATCGTAAATCCAGCAGTAACAACCGGTAATGCGCACCAGTATGTCTTAGGTAAATTCTACGACAAGGTGTTGATTGCGCGGTTACTACCTGAATTGCGATGGGATCAAGTCACCGAGAAGAAACGGCTGCCGCAGCATACGGGCAAGACGGTTAAATTCTCGGGATACAAAAGCTTATCTATTGGCACACGGCTTACGGAAGGAACGAATCCTACCCCGAAAGCTCTGTCAACCTACAATGTTACCGCTACCCTGCACCAGTGGGGAGACTATAGTGGTATAACTGATATTGCGGAAGTGACCAGCATTACGTCTGTAATCACTGAAGCAGTCGCTATCTTTGGCGAACAGTCAGCTTTGACTATTGATACCGAAATACGCAACGTGGCATTTGGAGGCGGCTTCGCATCAGCAACAAGCAGAATCTCGGCAGGAGTCCGGGGTAATTCTGTAACGAACGGAAGCGTCTCTGCATTGTCTGCTCTGAATGACTCTGTAATGGGTTTTACCATAAAACTCACCGGAGCATTATCTTCAGGGCCTACGAAGAACCTGTCAGGCATGGCTTCATTAACGGCCTCGGCATGGGATTCGTATGACGCTACACTAGCGGACATCCGCAACGTAGTAGCGACATTGCGTTCGCGAAATGTAAAGCCGTGGGGAGACGGTTATTACAAAGGGTTGGCGACGCCACAGGCACTTAAAGGTGTGATGAAAGATACCTCTACTGGAGGCTGGCAGGACTGGACGAAATATACCAGTCGTGACGGCATGATGAGGGGTGAAATCGGAACAGCTGAAGGTGTTCGGTGGATCGCAACGACAAATGCTATGGAAAGAGGCGCGGTAACTGGCGGAAACGTCAGCGCGACTTTCCTTACAATTGTCGGCAGGGGAGCATTGGGGTCAGTTGATTTCCAGAATAACTATGATGGCACAGGTAAAAACCACGTTATAGTGAAAAAGGCGAATCAGTATGACATCTCAAATCCTTTGAACCTGATCGCAGGTACGGTGGGGTGGAAAGTGACTTTTGCAACGGCGGTATTAAATACGTCTTGCGGAATTCATCTCTGCGCACTGAGAGTATAGTTCGATGAATTATACGGGTTTGTGGGGGCTTCTTAACGGAGGTCCCCAAAACCTTAAAAAAGGGGAAGGGAATGAAAGTTTTAGTTACGGGCGGAAGAGGATTTGTCGGGAATTATGTTTGCAGGTTGTTCGAGATCGAAGGTCACGAGGTTACGGTTCTTTCAAATTTGTCGCATCCATCAGGACTGACAGACGAAAGAGAGATTATTTATGGAGATATTCGGTATGCCTATGATGTTGAGCAAGCGGTCAGAGATTCAGACTGCGTTATCCACCTTGCTGCAAAGATCAATGTGGATAGAAGTCGAGAATTCTCCAGACCGTATTTTGACGTCAACGTACTCGGCACATACAACGTACTCGAAGCGGTTAGGAAGTACGGGAAGAAAATGATTCATGCTTCTACGAGTGAAGCTTTGGGTGGATATGTACCGATTGGCGACGATGAGGGCCAGAGTGAGTTGTTCCCGCATCAGCCGGAGAATCCATACGGGACAATGAAGGCTGCGGCAGACATGCTCTGTATCGGTTGGTACAACAGTTACGGAGTAGATGTCACGATTTTAAGATCTTTCAATATAAGCGGAATAGGTCAATCTTACGACAAAGAGGGAGCTTTTATCCCGAAGGTGGTAAAATGCGTACTCGACGGAAAGAATCCGGTAATATTCGGCGGAGGAGAGCAGACAAGGGATTACACCTGGGTCGGAGACGTTGCGAAGGCATATCTTTTGCTCGCGCAGGGGAGTTATTCTGGACAGACGTTCCATGTCGGTACGGGGAAAGAAACCCCAATAAAGTATATAGCGGAGACCCTGATCAAAATCTCTGGCAAGGATTTGAAAATAGATTATGTTGGACAGAGGCCTAAAGAGCTGAGACGATTGAAGTGTGATGCCTCGAAGTTAAGAGAACTTGGCTGGAAGCCGACGAAAGATATTGACGAGATTTTGCGCGGGATGTACGAGAATGCTTTCATGACGAATCTGGGCGTGATGGATACCGAAGATTTGGTGAAAAGAAAATGTCCATGGGAAGGAATGTATCGCTGTGAATAAAGAATGGAATGACAATTATAATAGTTTCAATTCAAACAAAGCTCTGATGTACCGCCAGTGGTACGACGGGATTGTTAAGGGTGAGTTCCTTCCGCCGGTAGAAGCTTCTGTAGATCCGGTGAATGACTGTAACCTGAATTGCCTGTGGTGTAACGGATATGACGTCAGGAAACGTAAAGAAATGATGTCACCGTATCATTTACTTGAGCTATG